ATAATAAAGGTTCAACATCAAAAATAATAAGTTAAATGGGTATATATACTAACACCAATAGCGCTTTCCCTAGTCAAGTAGTTAGCGATGCAGAAAAAGCAAGCTGGGAATACGGAACGCAGGTTGGGCAAGCTATCGAATATGAATGGTTTGGTCAAGGGCGTACTAATGGTAATAGATACTTAACTAGTTGGAATCAATTTCACCAATTAAGATTATATGCTCGAGGTGAGCAGTCAATACAAAAGTACAAAGATGAATTGTCTATTAATGGTGATTTATCTTATTTAAACTTAGACTGGAAACCAGTACCAATTTTATCTAAGTTTGTAGACATTGTTGTTAACGGTATATCAGCTAAAGCTTACGATATTAAAGCTTATGCGCAAGACCCTCAATCAATAAAGAAAAGAACCAATTACGCTTCTATGCTTTATGAAGATATGGTATCTAAAGAATATTTAGATAGTCTTCAACAAACGTTAGGTATTAATTTATATCAAACACCTAATATTGATACAGTACCTGAGTCTAAAGATGAACTAGAATTGCACATGCAGCTGAGTTACAAGCAGTCGGTTGAAATAGCAGAAGAAGAAGCTATAGCATCTGTACTTGCTCAAAACAAATTTGATCTTACTAGAAGAAGATTAAATATGGATTTGACTGTACTAGGTATGGCAGTAGCTAAAACTAGTTTTAATACAGCAGAAGGAATTACAGTTGATTATGTAGATCCTGCTTACGTTGTTTATTCTTACACGGAAGATCCAAACTTTGATGATGTGTATTATGTAGGAGAAGTAAAGTCTATAACAATACCTGAGCTTAAAAAAGAGTTTCCAAACATAAGTGAGGAAGAGCTTGAAAGAATTCAAAAAATGCCAGGCAATAGCCAGTACATAACAGGCTGGGGTAACTACGACAAAAACACAGTTCAAGTATTGTACTTTGACTATAAAACATACCACAACCAGGTATTTAAAATAAAAGAAACACCACAGGGATTAATGAAAGCTTTAGAAAAGCCTGATTCATTTAATCCGCCAGAAAATGATAACTTTGAAAGAGTGTCAAGATCTATTGAGGTATTATACAATGGAGCTAAAGTATTAGGCTCTAATGAAATGATAAAATGGGAACTAGCAAAAAACATGTCTAGACCTACCGCTGATACCACCAAAGTGGAAATGAACTACGCTTTATGTGCACCTAGGATGTACAAAGGGCGTATCGAATCTATTGTGAGTAAATGTATTGGCTTTGCCGATATGATTCAGTTAACACATTTAAAACTGCAACAAGTGTTATCTCGCATGGTGCCAGACGGTGTTTACTTAGATATGGACGGACTTGCAGAAGTTGATTTAGGTAACGGAACTAATTACAATCCAGCGGAAGCATTAAACATGTATTTCCAAACAGGGTCGATAGTTGGTAGATCACTTACTCAAGACGGTGATATGAATGCCGGCAAAGTGCCTATTCAAGAACTTAACAGCTCTTCGGGGCAGGCTAAAATTGGAGCATTAATTCAAACGTATCAATATTATTTACAAATGATACGAGATGTAACCGGTCTTAATGAAGCTAGAGATGGCACAGCTATGGATAAGAATTCACTTGTAGGACTGCAAAAGATGGCTGCTAACGCGTCCAATGTAGCAACTAGGCATATTAATCAGTCTAGCCTTTATATCACTCTTAAACTAGCCGAAAACATTGCGCTTAAAATAGCTGATGCATTAGAATTTCCACTAACTAGAAGTGCTCTACAAAATTCTATATCTACATTTAACATTAAAACTTTAGACGAAATAGTAAACTTAAATCTTCATGACTTTGGTATATTCTTAGAATTAGAACCAGACGACGAAGAGCAGGCACAATTAGAAAACAATATACAAGTTGCTTTACAGCAAGGAGGTATTGATCTTGAAGATGCTATAGACGTAAGAGGTATTAAAAATCTTAAGCTAGCTAATCAAATGCTCAAGATAAAACGTAAATCTAAAGCTAAACAAGATCAAGCTAATCAACAGGCTAATATAGCGGCTCAAGGACAGTCGCAAGCTGATACAGCAGAAAAAACAGCAATGGCGGAAGTGCAAAAGCAAGAAGCTATAATGGGTGCAAATGTTCAGTTTGAACAGTCCAAAAATCAAATGGAAATTCAACGAATGGAAATAGCATCTCAATTAAAAGCTCAAGAAATGCAAGCTAAATTTCAATACGATATGCAGCTTAAACAACTTGAAGTTCAAAACACACAACAAAAAGAAGGTGCAATTGAAGATCGCAAAGATAGTCGCAGTAAAATGGAAGCTACACAACAAAGCGAACTTATAAGCCAAAGAAAAAACGACGGCTTACCTATAGACTTTGAAAATCAACCCGAGCAGGGTATGCAGGCTTTCATGTAGAAAGTAAACAATTATTTAATTATATTTTATTATGTCAGAAGAAAAAACAAATGAACCTGTTAAGCAGGAAGGTGAGTTTAAATTAAAAAAGAAAACTCCTAAAAAATTAACAACACCTAGTAATGAACCGGTAAAAGTTAACATCAAAGAACCTTTGATTGAGTTACCGCCAGAAGTTACAAAAGTGGTAATACCAAATAAAGATGCCATTCAAATCGGAGAAACAAAGGAAGTATCTGTGGAAGAACCATCCGGAGATAGCGCAAAGGTGGGAGAACCTGTACAAGAGTCCAACAAGGATGCTGAAGGGTTTTCTCCAATCAAAGAAGTAACAGAAACTGAAAAAGTTGAAGCTCAGGTGGAAAAAGCAATACAAGACGAAAGAATTCTTGGTAAAGCTTTACCTGAAAACATTGAAAAGCTAGTTTCATTTATGGAAGAAACCGGTGGGACAATAGAGGATTATACAAGACTTAATGCCGACTATTCCCAAGTGGATGATGTTACATTATTAAAAGAATACTATAAAAAAGAAAAGCCTTATTTAGAAGGCGAAGACATTGATATGTTATTAGAGGACTTTATCATTGATGAAGATATCGACGAAGATAGAGATGCACGCAAAAAAAGAATTGCGTTTAAAGAAGAAGTTGCAAAAGCCAAAAGCTATTTGGAAGAGACAAAGAGTAAGTATTATGACGAGATCAAGTTGAGACCGGGCACTACTCAAGACCAACAAAAAGCTATGGACTTTTTTAACCGATATAATAAGCAGCAAGAAACAGCTAAGCAGCAACACACACAATTTAAAGAAAGTACTAAAGAACTTTTCAATGACAATTTCGAAGGTTTCGATATTAAAGTTGGCGATAAGAACTATAAGTATAATATTCAGAATCGTGACAAAGTTGCAGAAAATCAATCAAATATTAACAACCTTGTCGGGAAGTTCCTAGACTCAGATGGTAGTGTTAAAGACGCGAAAGGTTATCACAAAGCTATGTATGCCGCTGACAATGTGGATAAGATCGCCGCTCATTTTTATGAGCAAGGAAAAGCAGATGCCGTAAAAGAAGTTGTAAACAATTCTAAAAACTTAAGTAGCGCTAAGGCTAGATCTACTCAAGGAGATGTGTTTTTAAACGGATTTAAAGTTAAAGCTATTTCAGGCGCTGATTCTACAAAACTAAAAATTCAAACAAAAAAATTTAACTAAAAAAACAAACAATTATGAGTTTAACTCCTCAATTTGGTAGTTTAATTCCTTCGCAAGCGCAGGAACTATTAAATAGCAACTACCTACAATTTAACGGCGGTACCCCAGCAAATGGTGATTCAACCACTTTTGCTCAACAATACCTGCCAGAAGTATATGAAGCTGAAGTAGAGCGTTACGGAAATCGTACGTTATCTGGCTTTTTAAGAATGGTTGGCGCTGAAATGCCAATGTCAAGTGATCAAGTAATTTGGTCAGAACAAAATAGATTACATATTAGCTACGACGGTGTTGATGTTGGCGGCGATGGCGCTGGCGCTGCTCCCGCTTTACAAAACCTTATTACAGTATTAGGTACTGTATCAAACGTAGTATCAGTAAATGATACTGTAGTTATTTTAGAGCCTTCAAGTGGAAATGAAGCTAAATGTATTGTAACTGCTACAACTCCAGGCGTAGGCGGAACTTTCGTTGTTGCTCCATTTAACAATCAAGGTTTAGTTGCTGGTTCAGGATTTACTGCCGGAGCAGGGGCTAAAGTATTTGTATACGGTTCTTCTTATGCGAAAGGTACTCAAATCAATCAGGCTGTTGCAAATGCACAAACTACTCAAACAAGAGTTTCTGTTGAACCTACTTTTACACAATATTCTAATTCTCCAATTATCCTAAGAAGCCAATACGTTGTTAATGGTTCTGATATGGCTCAAATTGGATGGGTTGAAGTTGCGACTGAAGATGGAACTTCTGGATACCTATGGTATTTGAAAGCTGAATCTGAAACTAGATTACGTTTTGAAGATTACTTAGAAATGAGTATGATTGAAAGTGAATTTAGCCAAATTGGTGGAAATGCTGGTATAAGCACATCTCCAGGGTCTGAAGGATTATTTGCTGCTATTCAATCTCGTGGAAACGTAGAAGTAGGATTTACTGCTGCTGCTGGACTTGATGAATTTGATGCTATCCTTAAGAATTTAGATACTCAAGGAGCAATTGAAGAGAATATGCTATTCTTACAGAGACAAACATCTCTTGATTTTGACGATATGTTAGCTTCTATTTCTGGTGGATTCGCTGGAGGTACTGCTTTTGGATTATTTGAAAATTCTGAAGAAATGGCTTTAAACCTTGGATTCTCTGGATTCAGAAGAGGTTCTTATGACTTTTACAAAACTGATTGGAAATACTTAAATGACGCTTCTACTCGTGGAGGAATTGTTGGAGTTAATTCCATTGAGGGCGTATTAATACCGGCTGGAACTTCTACAGTTTACGATCAAATCTTAGGAACTAATATCCGTAGACCTTTCTTACACGTTCGTTATAGAGCTTCACAAGCTGATGACAGACGTATGAAGTCTTGGTTAACTGGTTCTGCTGGTGGTGCATTTACTTCAACTCTTGACGCTATGGAAGTAAACTTCCTATCTGAAAGATGTTTAGTAACTCAAGCTGCTAACAACTTTGTATTATTCAAAGGAATCTAATTGATTCAACATTAATGTAATTCTTACCCTCGTTGTACTGACGGGGGTAATTATTACTTTTATAACTATTTAATTTTATTATATTATGGCTAAACAAGCTAAAGCAAAGCAAGTTGAGGTTGCTCCTCAAGAAGAAGTGGTAACACAAGTTACTACTCCAGTAAAACCTACAAAACAAAAATGGGAAATTAAAGATAGAGTATATTATTTAAAAGGAAACAAAAATCCTCTTACATTAACAATACCAGGAAAGCACACAAGAAAACATGCTTTGCTATACTTTGATGAAAAAACTGGAAAACAAAGAGAAATAAGATATGCAACTAATCAAGATTCACCTTTAGTAGATGAACAAAAAGGAGAAGTTACAATGGGGCATATTAGATTTTTAAAAGGATCTTTAACTGTAAAAAAAGAACAACAAAATTTACAAAAACTATTGTCTTTATATCATCCTTTAAAAGGTAAATTATATGAAGAGTTTAGCGCAAAAGAAGAAGCTATTGACGATTTAAGTATTTTAGATCTTCAAATTGATGCTTTAAATGCGGCAAGAGCAATGGACGTAGATCATGGAGAAGCAATTTTAAGGGTTGAAATAGGATCTAAAGTAAATGAAATGAGCTCTAAAGAACTTAAAAGAGACTTAATGTTATTTGCTAGAAGTAATCCAGCGTTGTTTATTAACTTAGCTAATGATGAAAATGTACAACTAAGAAACTTTGCTATTAGAGCGCAAGAAATGGGCATTATTAAATTATCACAAGATCAAAGAACATTTATGTGGGGATCAACCGATAGAAAATTAATGAACGTTCCTTTTGATGAAAACCCTTACTCAGCGTTTGCGGCTTTCTTAAAAACAGATGAAGGAGTGGAAATCTATAAGTCTATAGATAAAAAACTATAAAAACAAGTAATATTAATACAGGGCTCGTCTATTCGGGCCCTATATTATAACACAATAAAAAATGGCAGTAAGTATAAATACGGTATATCAAACAGTCTTGTACATTCTAAACAAAGAACAAAGAGGTTACATACCTCCAGCGGAATTTAATAGTTTAGCAACGCAAGTGCAATCAGAAATATTTATGTCTTATTTTCCAGACGGTAATCAATTGAATCGTCAAAACCAAAATAACACGCAAAATGATTCGGAGTTTTTTAACATGTTTAAAGACACCGCATATAAGCTTTATCCATTTGAAAGAGATGCAAGCTTTACATATAATACAGTAAATCTTGGTTGGACATATCAAGGAGCTGGCATTATATACAAACTAGGAGATATAATATCTACATATCCTGGAAATCCTACTTATAATTCTATTACAGAATTAGTTAGTCAATCTGACTTTAATAAAATTACAAGATCCAGATTAACAACACCAACTGTACAATATCCTTTGGCAGTCACAACTCAAACTACAACTTTAATAACCCCTTCTTTAGTGCAGCAACTTCTTGTAAAAGTAACTCCTTTTGCTGTGGATATGACGTTAAACATAAATTGTTTATTTGCTCCTACCGCACCTAGTTGGGAATTCAGCATAGGTACACAAGGTCAATATATATATAACAGTGGTCCTAGCGTAGATTTTGAATTAGATGTGTCAGAAAAAAATAATTTAATAATAAATATATTAAAGTATGCGGGAGTTATAATAAACGATCCTACTATAATACAAGTAGCTTCTCAAGAAGCTCAGCAAACATCAATTAACGAAAAATCATAGTAACAAATGGGTTTAATAACTGAAACAAATCAACAATACTACCAAGGGGCCCAAGGATTTTTATCTACAGGAGACAATGCTCAAGTATATCCAACTACATTTGATACAGATTTAATATTTGGTGATTGGAACCCATCCAACACTAACTATTCTTTAAACAATTTTAAAGTATACACTAGTCCTACCGGACTTCCTCAAACTTATACAGAATATTTATTAGCTTATACTGTTGTAAATAATATTATAGACATTACGGCTACTTTACCCGCGGGAACTTTTGTTGTTGCTCAGCTAAAAGTATTAAGTGGAGGTAAGTACGGCCAAACAGAAGCTGAAAAAGCTTATGGAGATACTGTAGAAGACAATTATGGTAGCTATGAATACATAAAACTAACTGATGCTGTAGACAACTTTATGGTTGGCTATGTAGGCGATGGCAAACTAATACAAAACGCTAAAAAATCTGATGTATTGTTTTTTGCTAAAAGGTCTTTGCAAGAATTCAGCTATGATACTTTAAAAAGTATTCATTCTCAAGAGCTAAATGTACCGGCTAGCTTAAGTGTTATATTGCCTCAAGACTACGTTAACTACGTAAGAGTATCTTTTATAGATCCGCTAGGCGTAAAAAGAATTATATACCCAGCAAACAATTTAACTATAGCCCCTTTTGGAACACCTATACAAGATCAAGTAGGTGTGCCAACTCAAGATAACTTTGGGGAAAACATTGAAGGAACTTCACTCACGGTTGAAAGATGGAAAAAAGCCAATGATAATTTAATAAACGGACAAATAGCAAACAATATAGATGAAGCAGTAGACTTTCAAAATGCTTATGGTTTTGAAGGCAGCTGGAATTGGGGTAGACAATACGGCCTTGATCCACAAACATCACAAACAAACGGATGGTTTAACATGGATGAAAGAGAAGGTAAAATGTCTTTTTCCAGTAACTTAGCGGGACGCCTTATTGTGTTAGAGTACATTTCTGATGGGTTAGCTTACGACTCAGACACTAAAGTGCCTAAGTTAGCAGAAGATGCTTTATATGCTTCTATATTGTATTCTATAATATCTACAAGATCTGGACAACAAGAGTATTTAGTTCAAAGATTGCAAAAAGACAGAAGAGCTAAACTTAGAAATGCTAAAATAAGATTGTCAAATATTAAGCTTGATGAAATTGTTCAAGTTATGAGAGGCAAATCTAAATGGATTAAACACTAAAATTTAATGGCACAAGCAAGAAATACTTTTATAAAAAGTAAATTAAATAAAGATTTAGACGCTAGACTAATGCCTCAAGGCGAGTATAGAGATGCCGTAAACGTTCAAGTAAGCAGATCTGAGGGAGACTCCGTAGGTTCTTTAGAAAATGTTTTAGGTAATTTTTCTGTGCTTGATATTGATGCTGAAGTAGGAGCAGGATTAGTGTGCATAGGGCAACAAGTTGATGAGTCTAGTGGGTTTGTGTATTTGTTTTTAACGGACAATTTTCAATCACTTAATTATCAAAAACTTGCTAAAAATTTTATAGTACAATTTGATACAAATAATTCAAGTGGTGGATCGGATGCTGTAAAAATATTAGTACAAGGAGCATGGTTAAATTTTTCAACAGATTATAGAATATACGCATCAAATATATTAGAAGACTTTTTATTTTGGACAGATAATTATAACCAACCTAGAAAAATAAATATAGGATTTGCTGAAGACAACGGAGTGTATTACACAACGGAAGATCAAATAAGTGTAGCTAAATTTAATCCATATGAAAGTATAGAGTTTTGGCAACCTAGTCCATTAGGAGGTACTGGTAAGTACGAAACAACTATGAAAGATGTTACCAGTAAGTTTTTGCCTAACGGAGGTGAAGCATTTGCTGGTTTAGCGACTAGCGCGGGAGCGTCTTCAATAACGGTAATAGGGGCTGTTGGTCAAATAGCGGCTTCGCCTGGAGTTGGTCCAGGTCCAACAATAAGCGGAGATATATACGGCGCAGCTACAATAGGTGTAGTTGATCCCGTCACTAATGCTATTACTGTTATAGCTGGAGCCACAATTAGCAAGCTTGTTTATTTCTCCACATTTCCTTTTCCTGGCCCTAATCCACCTGCAGGCACAACTGCGTGGACTGTTACAATAACAGGCGGGACTTTTCCGGCTATAGCGTTTGATCAGCAAATAATTTTTAATCCAAACCCTTATTATAATGAAAACTTTGCAGGGGATCCTGCATACCTAGAGGATAAGTTTGTTAGATTTAGCTACAGATATAGATTTGATGATAATGAATATTCTATAATGGCACCATTTACACAGCCTGCATTTATACCTAAGCAAGATGGATATTTTACTTATAATAAAGATACCGCTTTTGGGCTGCAGTTAGAAGACGATCAAACAGCTGCGTACAGAAGTACTATAGTTTCATTTATGGAAAACAAAGTAGACGATATAGGATTAAGAATACCATTACCTTTTTCTAAATCGACTATAAGTAGTGCTTTAAAAATACAAGAATTAGAAATACTTTATAAAGAGTCTGATGGTTTGGCTGTAAAGGTTATAGATACAATACCAATAGCTAAATTAACAGAAAACCCTTCCGTTGATCCAAACACTTTTGTATATAATTATATATCTAAAAAGCCTGTAAAAACTTTACCAAGTGATGTAATTACTAGAGTCTTTGATAAAGTGCCTGTTCGTGCTTTTTCCCAAGAAATTGCTAGCAATAGAATTGTATATGGTAATTTTCAAAACAAGCACACTCCACCTGCTGCATTAGATTACAATGTAGGTGTTAGTCAAAAAAGTGTTTTTAATTTACAAAACGGAAGTTGCAAAGTAACAACCGCAGGTACCTATGCTGCTGGCTCGGCTATAGCCGTAAACACTCCAGCGGGAATTATTAATGTTGGAAGTTTGGTTTTTGGTACTGGTGTTCCTGCTTTAACTCAAATAACGGAAACAACAGGAGCTACTGTTTCAAGTATTAAATTAAACCTTCCTATAACTGTGGGAACTAATGAGGTATTAACTATAGAAGCTTTTAGCGATGACACAGAAGCAGTTTCAATAGTAGAGTACCCAAATAGCACTGTAAAACAAAATAGAACATATCAAGTAGGCGTGGTATTGTCAGACAGATACGGCAGAACTTCTTCTGTAATTCTTTCAAACAATGAAAACTCAATAACCAGTGAAAGCAACGTGTTCCAAGGAGACACAATATATTCTCCCTATTTAGGAAGTAATGTTGATCAAAACAGTTTTCCTGGTAATTCTTTAAAAGTACTATTTAATTCTACAATATCTTCATCTAAAAATGCAAGCTTAGGCACTCCGGGTATATACAGCGGTGAAACCAACTCTAGTTATAATCCTCTTGGATGGTATTCATATAAAATTGTTGTAAAACAAACAGAACAAGAATACTACAACGTTTATTTGCCTGGCATTATGGCAGCGTATCCTCAAGACGTTACTTTAGAAATAAATAAAACGTCTCATGTTGTTTTAATAAATGATAATATAAATAAAGTACCCAGAGATTTATCTGAAGTAGGACCTGATCAAAGACAGTTTAGAAGTTCTGTTCAATTATTTGGTAGAGTTGAAAATACAAACTTAACGGTTCCAACTAACATTATATCAGGTACATCTAACTTAGGAGAACCTGCTTTAATGAACGATCAATATTTTACAGGCAGACAATCACACACTGTCTCTACAATATCAACTCTTCAAGATTTATTTGATTACAATCCCAGCGCTGTACCAAGCCCTAATTATTTTCCTCAGTTTTATTTGCTAGATTCTAATCCGTTAGTTGGCAGAATAAGCACTAATAACAAAATTGGACAAGTATCTACTTTAAATTACTCTCCAGGTGAAGCACAGATTTATACAGCTGGAACTAATCAGCAATATAATTTTGGAGATGATATACCATTAAAAAATATTTCAGGAAATATAGAACCTAATTGGATAGTTACGGGAATTGGAATACCAGATGGCACTTATGTTGCGTCGTTTACGCCAGCCGCCGGAACTAATCAGCCAAAAATTACATTAAATAATAGTGTAGTTTTATCACAAAATGATGTATTGTATTTTGCTCCAGGGTTAGCTTTATCAAATACCGATCGCATATTAACAACACCGGGAATACAATATTTAGCTGTGTACGAAACAGAACCTGTAGAAAGTTTATTAGATATATTTTGGGAAACAGCTAGTACTGGTATAATAAGTGATTTAAACAATTTAATTTTAAACTCTAGTGATGCTGCTGGAGGTATAGGTTTATTTACATCTGATTGGGATGAAGCAATAACTACAACAGATAATATATTTACGCAACCTGTATTTTTAGTAGATGCTTTTGGGACTAATTTACCTGTGTATGTTCCTGAAGCGCCACCAGCCCCTGCGACAGCTGGCGTATCTAATATAGCACTTGGAGATGTATTAAATTTAAATGGCATTAATGTTCAAGCAGTTAATCCTTATTTTGAATTAACATACAATGCAAATGGAAGCTTTGTAATAAAACCCACCGCTAGTTATTATGCTGCAATATTTTTTAGCAATGCTCCCGGCAACGAAAGACTATTTAATTTTGAAATTATAGGCACAACAACTGACGTAAATGCAGTAGAATCTACTAGTACATTTTCAATTGGACCTTTAGGACCTTCAAACATAGCTCCTGTAACAACTCAGCGTAAAGTTAAAGGAGTCGTTGTTCCAGCAATACCAACAACAATTGATGCTAATAGAACTCAAGTTACTGCACCTATTGTTGAGATATTTGCTCACAATGGAGCAGGCGATTTAGGGAACAGAACACAAGATTTTACAATTGATTTGTTTAGTATAATAGATTTAAACGCTCCTGGCGGGAGTCAAAATGTTGAAAATTCTGGGTTTTTTCAATTAGATGTTTCTGTAGACTCAGCTACTAATACAAAAACAGGTGCTTTAAAGATATTGCCAAATCCAAATATACCAGCAAGCCAGTTTCAATTTGTTATAACAGCACAAGATGCAGGAGGATCGGGACAACAGCAAACATATACTTCTATAATAGATTTGACTATAACGCCTGATGAGGCTAAATCTGGAGAAATAGATTGTCTGGATCAAGGTGGAATGGGTCAAATAAACTCTTATCCTTTTGTGTATTTTGAAGTATCAGGTGCAGCAGTTGGGCAAAATGGATTTTATGTGTTTCCTACAACCAGCATAAACAATTTAATAAGCTCAGGAAATGTAGTAACAATTGATTATACAAATGCGGTTACAAGCACGGGGGGTTTTTGCCCTAATGATGTAACAATACCTTTCTTTAGCACAAACTTAAATACGGCATATGGTTTATACGCAAACGTAGGACAACCTTGTAATGAGTGCGGTCAAGCATTTCAAACACCGGTTACTGCAACAGATATTGATATATCCGGATATACCTTTGAAATAGTATAATGGAAATGTATAATAAAATAAGTAATAATAACCTATGGGTGCAGTAATCGAAGTAAAATATTTTAACTCTTTTGTTTTAAAGAAGGTTGGTGTGGCTGGTAACAATATAATATGGGATGGATCACAAGGTATACCTAGCAATGTAGCTGGCGGATATCCTGTGGTTGCACAAACTCCTGCAGATTTTAATATTAACGATTGGGCTATTGAAGAGGCGCGAATAAGAGGCGGTTACAATAACACATCTACTGACTACGGGGCTAAAGCATATTTAGTAGAAGAAGAGCCAAATGCAGTAACAAGATTTAATACATTAATATACTCTGGAATATTTAATTCTAGAACCGGTATAAATAATACTAATGTGTTTTCTACAGCAGATGACATAACTAAAAGTGCTGATCCAGCCAATGGTTCAATACAAAAATTATATGCTGAAGATACTAATTTAGTTATATTTCAAGAAAGAAAAGTAAGCAGAGCATTAATAGACAAAGATGCTATTTATGCGGCAGAAGGAGGTGGAAGTGTAACTTCAAGCAATCTAACCATAGGGGTTATTCAGCCTTACGCTGGAAAGTATGGTATAAGTAAAAACCCGGAAAGCTTTGCTATTTATGGGTATCATAAATATTTTGCAGACAAAGAAAATAATGCAATTCTAAGGCTAAGTAGGTCAGGTATTGATGAAATTTCTTCCATTGGCATGAAAGATTTTTTTAGAGATAACCTAAATAGTTTAAATACAAATGCAGGAACAGGCTCTGTAATTGGGGCTTATGATATATATAGCAATCAGTATGTTACTTCTTTACAACAATATACGGCACCTTTAACAATACCTACAACATTTAATACATTGTCATTTGATGAATCTACGCGAGGATGGACTAGTAGATATTCTTATGCCCCCCAAGTAATGTTTAGCTTAGGAGCAAACTTTTATTCAGTACAAGAAGGACCGCAGGGCGCATTAGAACTATGGAAGCATAATGATACTAGATCAAACAGAGCGAATTTTTATGGTGTAGACGGTGGTGCAAATGTAACATTTATATTAAACCCAGAACCGGTTAGATCAAAAACATTTAAAACAATAGGCTATGAAGGAAGTAATGGGTGGAGATTGTTATCTTTACAATCAGACGATACAGGTAAAGACTTAAATCCTTCTAATGCATCTTTTGAATTATATTTTGATCAAACAAGTGGTATATTAAGTTATTACGATGGCGAGTATGTATTTAACCCAGCTGATGGAGCTGTAGTAACAAGGGCTAATTATCAAGCAACATTAGGAACTACAGAGCCTCCTTTGCCTAGATATTACGCAGGATTTAACAGAAAAGAAAACAAATATGTATCTAATTTAGTTAATTTTAGCGCTCCAGCTCCGGGTGAAATAATTTTTGGACAAAACATATCTGGTATAAAAGGATATTTTGTTACCGGTACATTAGCTACAGACTCCACTACAAATCCTGGCGGTGAAAAACAACTGTTTTCAATAGAAAGCGCATATACAATGAATAATGGATATTAAAAATACAAAAATATGGTAGGAGCAATAATAGGTGGTGCCGTTTCGATAGCTGGTGGGCTCTTTGCAGCAAGTGCAGCTAAAAAAAGAGCAGCGGCAGCAGCTAAAGAAAGACGACGCCTTACAAATAAATTAAATAATTTAGAAAAAAATAGACAAGCCATAATAAACCCTTACGATGGTATTGTAGATTTAAGCGGTATGATTAGCAATCCTTTTGCTAATTTATCTGTTGCTACTGCTGCGGCTGAAATGCAAATAGAAGAAGCTGATATATCTTTAGCTAACACATTAGATACTATACGCCAAACAGGTGGTGGTGCTGGTGGAGCTACTGCATTAGCTCAAGCGGCTTTAAAGTCTAAAAAAGGTGTTAGCGCAAGTATAGAAGCTCAAGAAAAAACTAATGAAGATAAAAGAGCGGCTGGCGAGCAAACTTTACAACAACAAAAAATGGCTGAAGCGCAAAGACTTCAACAAGCAGATGTGGCTGGTGAGCAGTTTATGTTTAGTACTAGAGAAGGCAGAGAAATACAACAATTAGATAGAACGGCAGCAATGATAGGGCAGGCTCGACAAGCAGAGGCAATGGCCACTCAAGATCAAGCTAGTGCTATAGGCGGAATGGTTAGTACACTGGGTAATATTGCTGCAACACCTGGCTTGCTAGGTAATCCAACATCACCACCACCCCCACCTAATTAATAATAAAAATGGAAAACAACAATATACTTCAAAACTTATTTTTAAAGCAATTTAACGAAAGTAATGCCATTGCTTACAATCAAGCTTTTGTAGCTGGTGCTAGTGACTATAGCTTTCAGCTATTAGACAATGCTTACAGACTAGCTGGACAATATTATGCTAGCTTAAAAATAGCTATAGAATCTAATAAGTGTCAATCTGAGCATTGTGCTTTAGAATTAAAACAATTAAAACAATTAGAAGAGGCTCCTCAGGCTTCTTTAGATTTTTTATCATCTATAATAAATGAGTTTAGTACAACGGAAGAGTCAAGCTTTGATCCTAATAATGACTATAGATATGCCGCTGCTAATAGCGTAATGACAGGTAAGCCTGGGTTTTCTAAAACAGACGGATACGGTGTTTATTTAGATTTGCTACAAGATGGATCTCAGCAAATAGCTTTTTATGGACCTGCTTTTGTAATTCCGTTAATTATAAATAATTCTTCATTAAACGCTTTGCTAGATTCAGATACATCTCTTGTAGTTTCTACACCAGATATAGGTGCTGAAATGTTATTGCTTTTACCTGAAACAGGTTTGTTTGCGCAAGAAATGATTAATGAAAATAAAGAATTAAAAGCTACCGCTAAAATAAGCGAAGAGTTTGTAATGAAAAATGCAGACGGAAGTTTTGATTATGAAATTGTAGACTTAGGAAACAATCAAGGTAAAAACGTTCTTAAGTATGACATGGATAAAATTGAACAAAAGGTTACTCCTTTTATAAACGCTGAAGTAGCTGGTTTAATGAGCTCTGAGCAAGACGTAATTGCAGCGTGGAACGTTTATATATCTAAAGATACAAGTGCTAGTGAGGACGCCCAAATGGCTCAGGATGCTAATGCGGGCGACTCAAGCTGGAGTTACGAATTAGATTTACCATTGCAACAAGAAAAGAAAGTTTTATTTGAAACAAAATACAAAGAATACTTTATGAATAATTATCTAAAACAATTTACTACTGAACAATTACCAACAGTTAAAGAAGATGCTGCGGTTTTTAATTTAGCAGAAGCTAAGCAAGCAGAAGCTCAAAAGTTTTTAAAAGATAATAATTTAAATTAAATTAAATGAACGAATTAGAAAAATTTGCAGCATCAATACCTTCTCCAGTAAGCAGAGAAAAAAGAATTCAATTAATTAAAGATTGGAAAATAAAAAACAACTGGGACAAAAAAGTTTCTGAAGTCTCACAGAAAGCCTGGGAAGGAGAATCTACAGAAATAGTAAAGATAGACCCTGTTGTGGAGAAGACTGCACCTGCACCAGGGAAAACAAAAAGCACGTCAAAACCTTTAAATTCTGGGGATTCGAAATCGGATGGATCTTCAGAAAAGCCTAATCAAGGAAATATTGGTTATGCTCTTAGTTGGAATGATAGAATTTACACAGCAGAAGAAATTGAAAAAAATCTTTTAGGAACAAAAAACTGGAAAGAAGGATCGGTTAGACTTAACAAAAAAGGAGAAAAAGATGTTTTTGGAATTCCATCTACGATGGATCAATACATAAACTATATTAATGATCATACTAATAATGAAATAACAACTCGCCCTTTAACAGTTGAAGAGCAATATGAATCTATTTCAAACGAAAGACCTAGCGCGTTTGTTACAGAAATTGATGAAATTGAAATTGGAGGCGTAAACTCCTACGATGCAAACATTAATGATGATATGGGCATTAATCTTTGGAGGCCTGGCAGCGAAGAAGCAAATGAGGCATTGCAAAGTGTTTATCCCGAGTCAGAAACTTTATATAATGAAATACAAAAAGGGAATGCTAGCGAAGTAACTACTTCATTAATAGGAACTGAAAATCCTTACACTGACGTCAATGCATACGCTAGAGGTCAAATCGACTTAGACCAAAATAATTTATGGACTAATCGTAACCTTGTTGGTAGACAACTTACAGGAGCTTTTGGAAATTACCAAGGGGTTCCTTTAAGTAATTTAGATGGTAATGAAACTGCTTTTGATGTAAAAGAAAGAGTAAGAACTCAGCAGCAAATTAAAAATGAAATAGATCGTTTAAAAATAGAAATTGGCAATGCTAATGATGAGGCTGTTATTTCTGAATTAAACAGTAGGCTATCCGTGCTAGAAAGAGAGCTAGTCGAGGAGTTTGGCAGTTTAACTACAGTTAATGTACCGCATGCACTTGAATATAGAATTAAAAGAGAAGGTCAAAAAGCTAAAGAAAAATTTTTAGAAGAAGAAAAACTTAAACAAAAATCAACAACTTCTAAGTCGGATATAAAAGATCCAAGAAAAGCAATATTAAATAGGGTTTTAGAACAAGGCCTTAATCATATAGGTACTGTAGAGCAAGAATTGGCTGGACTTGAAAGAGAATTAGAAACCTCAGTTATAAGTAATGAAAGACGAGATAAGGTTGAAAAGCGCATAAAAGAAATAGAAGAAGAGCGCAATTTTTTTGGCGGAGGGCGTCTTAAAAATGATTTTGGTGGGAAGCTTTACGACAAAAACACGGGTAATATGGTGGATTTTGATAAAGCCGATGTAAAAGTAATTGAAACGCAGCAAAAAGCTGAAGATTTAGCAGAAACCACAGAGCTTAATGTATTAGAAGATAACTTATTAAATAGAAATTTTGAATTAGTAGGAATTGCAGAAGATTTTTTAGAGCTTCATAATGAAAATAAATATAAATATGACGTAGGAAAAACTTTAGAAAACAAATTGTTTGGGCCTGGAAGAGAAGAAAAAGATTTGGCTCTTATTAATTACTTAATAAAAAACGGTCAACTTCCTAAAGATATATACAACTTAAGCGGAGATTCTCCTATTGCTCAATATTTTAATGATGCATTAGATGATTACGAAGTAATCAATAAAGCAATACTAATTAATAGAAATCCTTTAACAGCTAAGCAAAAAAATTATGTTGATGAAGCAATTGATGGTGTTGTAAATATAATTGGTAAAAATATTACAACTAAGCAAGAAAATCAAATGCTTTTTATAGATGTTTTAAGAAGAGATGGAACGTTTGATGAAGAAGAATTAAAAGCATTTGAAACAGCTTTAGAAGCAAATGCTGGCCAAAAAATAATGAAAGGAGTGCCTACTTTGTTTGCTTTTGGAGTTGAAATTGCATTAACTAGAAAATTATCTGGTAATAAAATAGCAAAAGTTTTTAAATATTTAGATGATATAGCAATTAAATATTTTAAAGGCAATAAGTACATGAAAACTGCCATTAATGCTATAAGTAAAGGTTTAACAGAAGGATCTGAATTTGCGGCCGCAACTGCTTTAAAAAACGTAGTTCTTAACGAAGATGAAAGTGTTGGCGAATCGTTTGCACAAGGTGGCGCTATGGGCTTTGGGGGTACTTTTGGTAAAGCATTTTTTGGAGCTTTAAATAAAACAATGCTTAAATCCTCTAGCTACGGAAAACTAAATTATTATTTAGACAAAAGCGAAGTATACAAAAACTTTATAGCAAGCGCTCAAAGCGCTGCGGGTGGTGCTACAGCTTATATTTCTGGAGGCGTTTTAATGGGAAATCAAAACCTGCATTATGAAGAGCTAACTACTACTTTTGTAGAAGAATGGTCTAAAATGTTTATATTAGGTAAGCTTCAAAAAGGTTTACGTGATCCAGGAGGAAGTATGAGAGCTTCTTACAGAAGAATGAGCAATGATATACTTGGCTTTTCAAACTTATCTTATAACTCTAAAAAAGGAGCAACTGCATTAAATGTAGATACAAAAATTATATCAAACCCAACAGAAACTAGTAACGAACAAGTTGCTGCTGCTGCGCAAGCTAAAATTGATTCTATAGCAAAAGATGCAAAAGACGGTAAAATTACTACTGAAGAATCTTTAATATTAATAAAGCAAGCTGCGCAAGCTAAAATGGCTCTTTTAAATCAAATTGGAATTAATCAAGCTAAAGCAGAAATACAAAGAGAAAGAAAAAGTGGCCAAGCTCCAACTGTAGCTGAAGAATATACAACTTTAAGTAAAATTAAAGGCGGGGAAAAACTAAACGCTAAAGACTCTCAAACACTTTCTGAATTGCCTCCTGAGTTAATTTTAGAAAAACTAGGAATTGAATCTAGCACGGAAAGCTTAAGGCAAGCAAATGATATGATAAACCGAGAAAGCACAATTCAAAATTTATTGAATGGTGGCAATGGTAAATTTGTTGTAACAGAGGCCGGATTTCAAGGTAAAATTATAGTTAAAGAAGGTCAATACAGAGTATCAAAAGATAATCCAAAGCTTAGAGAGGAAACTTACGAATTTTTAAATAAAAAATTTGCACTAAACGATTCATTAACTAAGTTAAAAAACATGAATACTTCTGGTATGTCCGTGCTAGAAAAAGAAACCTATAACGAAACTGTAAAAGAACAAGAAGCAGAACTTAGCAAATACCAAGAAGGAGGAGTTACTGAAAGTATTTTACAAGGTAAATTACAAAAAGAAGCATTAAAAATATATGAAGCTGATGTAGCAAAATCTAAAGAATTAGCTAAAACCAATGTTAAAGGAGAAGTAGTAGAATCTCTTACTAAACCGGAATTTCAAAAAGCATACGATGCTTCTGGCTTAAAAGCTAAAGACGTTAAAGATACCGTTGCTTTTATAGATCCAAATACTGGTAATAGATTTATAAACAGGGAAAAAGCATTGGAAATTAAAAGTTTTAATGCTGCTACCCATGAAGATTTTCATGCAGTTACTTTAGATGTATTTAAAAATGCCGAAGGCAAGGTAACAGAAGAGGGGATAGCTATTATAGATAACATTGTAGGCTCTTTAAGCCCAAGACAACAAGAAATACTAAACAAAGAAGTAGAGTCAAGATACGATACCAAAAAGCCTAAAAACGAGTACGCTGAAGAATATCTAACGGTATTATCGGAGCTTATAAAAGACAAGGTTATTACTTTTAATAAAGGCATTGGTGAAAAGCTGTTGGGCATGGTTCCTTTGTACAAAAAGAATGGTTTTAAAAATTTAGAAATAAACGCTAAAACAGGAGAAGGTATATTTGAAATGCTTAGAGGTTTAGCAGAAGGAAAAAAAGGCGCTGTAGAGGCGGCTGATAAATTTGCTAAAGAAGCGGCTGAAAGTAAAACTTTTGAAACAAAAACAGATACAGCATCTGAATCTAAAGCTAAAATTACAGAAGAAAACTTAAAAATAGCAAAAGAAAACTTAAAAGTTGAAGAAGAAATAATTAAAATTGGGGCTTTTAAAGTGTCTGAGTTAAAAGGTGAAAATAGAACAAGAATTGTTAAAAAGCTAACTGATTTAAACCTTGGCCTTGTTGTAAAACTAGCCGCAAAAGCAGCTAATAATCCAGAAATAGCTCCGTTAGAAAAAGGAAAAAGAAAAACATTTGAAGATTTTAAACAAGGCTATTCTGAACAGTTAACTAAAATTATAAATAACTACGAACCAATAGTAGTATCTGGTAAAGAAAATTTAGGTAAAAGAATTCCTTTTGGCGCTTATTTACAGCAAAGACTAAAGCTTAGATATGGTAATGTTTTAACTGATCTTAAAAAAGGAGAAATTGAAACCACTTCTATAGACACTAAAGAAGCCAAAGAAATTAAAGACACTTCAAGTAGCTCTACTAAACAAGCTATAGAAGTAAACACAGATGTTAAACTTGTTGACAATATTAAAATTAACAAGGAACCTTTAAGTACTGAGTTTAAAGATAAAGTTAGAAAATTTGTAACTGAACAATTAGAAAGTGTAGATATTAATAGCGAACAATTTAGAAAACAAGTTTTTAAGCCGTCTAAAGCTTTTGTAGATTTTATTGTTAAAGATTTAATTGGCAGTCCAAAGAAATTTAAACAATTTATACTGGAAAATCCTACTTTTTACAAAGGATTAAACATAACTGAATTAGTTGCAATTGATGAGGGTAGGGCAGGAATGAAGCCTCCGCAGCCTAGATTGTTTACAGAATTTAACAGAAGGCTCACAAAGCAAGCCGATATTGAAAAGTTTATGATGCAAGGAAGAATTCCTTATCTTACAACTACTCAACAAAAAAATGGTGCAGATCTTTATAATAGGCTTAAGCCGTTACAGCCAGCATTAAATCAACACTTTTTTGGCAGTATTTCTGATAGCAGTAAAAGTAATAGAAAGCGCGCTGCAGCCAGAGTCATTGCTTCTAAATTTATGGCAGAAGCAATTCCAAGCACAGAGGCTTTTAAAGCTAAAACTTCTGTAGATAAGGCTAGGATAGCAGAAAGGCTACAAGTTTCTCAAGAAGCTAAGTTTGCTAAAGCTAAAGTAATGGACAGCAAAAAGGAAATAATCATTAAAGCGGGTTATGTTCCGGTTGAAAGAGGTAAAGTAGGCGTAGATCGAACCAAAGATTTTGTTTTAGGTGCAGCTGCAGATATATTTGGCGTAGAAGTAGTAAGAGCTCTTATTGCTACCAATAAAGTATTAAGTACAGCGGGTAACAGAGCCTATAGCTACAACAAAGATGGAACAATTAAAAGTGGAGGCGGTGCAGTTGGGGGTGGTTATAATTTTATTTCAAACGCTTTAACATTAGCAAACGTTTACGGCCCAGGTGGTAAAAAAGCTGACGCAAAAACAATAAAAGATACAAAAGCATTATTAGAGGCTGGTGAATTAGGAGATTTAGCTGTATTGCAAAAAGAATTAAGTGCAACAAAAAAAGAAGGAATATATAACGCTAAAGATATAGCTGCAATAAAAAGATTTATTGCTCATAAAAACGCAAAAGGCGGAATAGAAAACAATACCAAAGATATTGCCGAAATTAATAGAGGTAAAAAATTAATGCTAGACGGCTTTAGAAAAATTTATGAAGCAGACAATAGTACTTTTCCTTTAATAGCTGAAGTTTCTTATAGTTTTAATTCAAACAAAAACCCGTTTAGAGACTTAGCCACATTAGTGGGAGGTATGGAAGGGTTAAAGAAAGGCACAAAAACATGGGAAGAGCATATGATGCAATTCGGTATGTATACAAATGAAATGCTTAAAGCTCTTAAAGGGTCTGCAAAAGGATGGTCTTCATTTGTAAATTGGTCAAACAAAAATTACTATCAATTAAAGCTGAGCAAAGAAGCTTCTGATTTAATAGATCAAAACTTTAAAGGTATTGAAGGCTTAGAGGATTGGAATGCTAAATCTCAATTTCATCCACTTCAAAGAGAAAGTTTTAAAATTGCTGAAAAAACTGGAGATTATTCCAAGGTAATAGATCCAATGATTCGCGCTTACAATGAATACGTTATGTTAAACCCTTTTTCTATAACAAGATTAGGTGTTACAGATGCTAAAAGATATTTAAACAATGTAGAAATATCTAAAGCTGACCAAAAAAACTTAACTCTTCAAAATGAGGCTGCTAAATTAATCAATGAAGTAATACGGTCAGAAGCTGGCTTTTTAAAAGAGGGTGATTATAATTATGTTACTAGAAAACAAGCAGGCGAGCGATTATTGGCAAGCAAAAATTTAGCTGAAGGTCAAAAAGGTGCGGCTAAATTAGCAAATGAAATAATGACTCCTGACATTAAATATAACAAACCTATACCTGTTAAAAAAGGAATTGATGCTTTAGCTAAAACAGATAAGGCTTTAGATTATGGCAGAAAATTAAATCCAGAAATTAAAAAAGCAAGAGTATTTGATTTTGATGACACATTAGCTAGAACTAAAAGCAATGTATTATATACAATGCCTGACGGGCGTACCGGCAAATTAACAGCTACTGAATTTGCTTTAAAGGCAGGAGAAATGGAAAAACAAGGCGTTGTATTTGATTTTTCTGAATTTAGCAAAGTAATGGACGGCAAAAAAGGACCATTGTTTGAGCTAGCTAAAATGATGAATGAAAGTCCAGGCAAAAGAGATATGTTTGTTTTAACAGCAAGACCTCAAGATGCTGCTGGTCCTATTAAAGAATTTTTAGAATCATTAGGTCTTAATATACCTATTGAAAACATAACTGGATTAGCTGATGGAACTCCTCAGGCTAAGGCTGGCTGGATTATGGGTAAAGCAGCTAAAGGTTATAATGATTTTTATTTTGCAGATGATGCAATTAAAAACGTTAAAGCAGTTAAAAATGTTTTAGATGTTTTAGATGTTAAAGGAACAGTGCAGCAAGCTAAATTTAGCAAAGCTAAAACTTATGATACTATTGTAAATGAAATGATAAAAGAGTCTGCTGGCATAGAAGTTTATAAAAAATATTCTGCAGCTAGAGCTAAAACAGTTGGTGCAAGTAAGGGTAGATTTAATTTCTTTATACCGGCAAGCGCAGAAGATTTTACAGGGTTATTATATAAAATGTTAGGTAAAGGTAAAACTGGTGATGCTCAAATGGCATTTCTTAAAACCAATTTACTTGATACTTATGACAGAGCTGAATCAGCTGTAACGCAAGCTAAAATAGCCGCGGCAAATGACTTTAAAGCTTTAAAATCAAACTTAAAAACTTTGCCCAGTAGTTTAAGCAAGCCTACAGGTATTGGTGGATTTACATTTTCGCATGCAGTTCGTGTTGCTGCTTGGACAGCTCAAGGTATGGAAATACCAGGATTGTCTAAAAGAGACATTGCAGAATTAAACGACTTTGTAAATAACAATGCGGAGCTTAAAGTATTTACTAACGAATTACTTAAAATTCAAAAAGGTAAACTATATCCTGAGCCAGGCAAAGAATGGCTGGGTGGTAACATTACTAGCGATATTATAAATGATATTAACAAAGTTAATAGAGCGGAATATCAACAAGAATTTAGAGAAAACGTAGATATTATATTTTCTGAAGCTAACATGAACAAAATGGAAGCTGCTTACGGAACTAGATGGCGCGAAGCTATGGAAGATTCTTTAAGAAGAATGAAGTCGGGTAGTAATAGACCTCCAGGAGGCAATAGAATTACAGATGGTATACTTGATTGGTTAAATAACTCTGTAGGTGCTGTAATGTTCTTAAACACACGTTCAGCACTCTTACAGACTATATCTGCGGTAAACTTTGTAAACTGGGGTGATAATAATATAGCTAAAGCTGGTTTAGCATTTGCTAACCAAAAGCAGTATTGGAAAGATTATATGACTCTTATGAATTCTGATTATTTAGTTGAGCGTAGAAACGGACTTAAGATAAATGTAAGTGAATCAGAAATTGCTGATGCAGTAAGAGATTCGGGTAATAAGCCTAAAGCAGCTATAGCATTTTTACTTAGCAAAGGATTTGTTATGACAAGATTTGCAGATAGTTTTGCAATTGCTTCAGGTGGTGCTACTTTTTATAGAAACAGAGTTAAATCTTTGTTAGGCAAAGGCATGGAACAAAAAGCTGCAGAAGCACAAGCTTTTGAAGATTTTAGAGCTATTGCAGAGGAAAGTCAGCAATCTAGTAATCCAAACAGAATTAGTGCACAGCAAGCATCAGCCGCAGGTCGTGTTGTACTAGCTTGGGCAAACACGCCAATGCAATATGCTCGTATACAAAAAAGAGCAGGTCAAGATCTTATAAATGGTCGTGGTGACTGGAAAACAAATGTATCTAAAATAGTTTATTACGGAGCTATACAAAATTTAATATTTAATTCTTTACAACAAGCAGTGTTTGCTTTAGCCTTCGGAGAAGATGATGACGAAGAACAGCAAAGCGCTAAGAAAAATGAAAAAATATCTAGAGTAGCAAATGGTATGATTGATTCTCAGCTTAAAGGATTAGGAATAGGAGGAGCTGCAGTGGTTGCATTAAAAAGCACTTTAATGGAATTAGGTAAGCAGCATGCTAAAGACAGACCCGCTTACGAAGAAGCTGTATTTGATTTGCTAAGTTTTTCACCGCCTCTTGGGTCTAAAGTTCAAAAAATAAACGGAGGGCTTAGAAGCTTTAGCTGGAACATGAAAGATATCCAAGAAAAAGGTTTTAGTTTAGACAATCCTTCTTATTTAGCGGGAGCGCAAATAACGACTGGACTTACTAATGTTCCGCTTGATAGAGTTGTTAAAAAAATTAATAGTATGCGAGGACTTGTTAATGAACAATCTTCTCTTTGGCAAAAAGTTGCTTTAGGTCTTGGTTGGTCTACTTGGGATGTAGGTCTTGGTTATTACGGAGGATTTGACGCAGCAAAAGTTTTAACACCTAAAGAGGAAAGAGTTAAAGAAATTAACGATATGAAAAAGTTAACTAAAACACAAGAGCAAGTTGATATGCTGCTTGATTTAGGGTTAACTAAAAAAGAAATAAAAGCATTAGGTAAAGAGCAATCCAGAGTTGAAAAAATTATAGAGCTGCAAAATGCAGAGGCTAAACCTAAAGAAGAAGCTAAGGTTAAAGAAGAAATAAAAGAAGAAACAAAACCAACACTAGAAGTAAAAGCAAAACCTAAAACCGAAAGCGTCGAAAGAAGGCTTAGAAGACAATTTGATTCTATTAAAGATGAAAACAAACCTGATCAAGTAAAAACATTACTTAAGTTTGGGTTAACCAAAAAAGAAATAAGAGAATTACAATACGAAAAAAATAGAGTAAACAAAATATTAGAATTAATGGAAAAAAATAAATAATGAGCATATCAGACATTAAAATGTACGCAATGAGTTTCGGAGTGGTTGGAATAACAACGTTTGGACATATAGAAACTTGGTTAAAAATTACTTTGCTTCTTGTAACCATTGGCTACACGGTAACAAAATGGGTTAAACTTAAAAAAAAATAATATGAATCAAAAATCACCGCTTCACATTAAAGAAGCCGCTTACGAAAAACAAAATCGTAAAATGCGTAAAGAAAATCCTGGAATGGGTAAAAGACTTACGTCTGGAACAAGCCCACGAAGAGTATCATTTGCATGTAGATTTGCGGGTATGGCTGGGGCAATGAAAGATGCCAAAGGAGAACCAACAAGAAAAGCTATGGCTTTAAAAAAATGGGGTTTTGGTAGCGTTGCTGCTGCTAAAAGCTTTTGTAGTAAACATAAATCTAAAAAATAAAAATATGGAATCAGGATTATATAAAAAATACATAGGATCGCCTTGTAAAGAGATTGACCCTAAAAAGACGTATCAAGATTCAGTTCAAACACTGCACAAAAAAGGCTACGAAAAATATTTTAATAAGCAAGTGCTTGGATACAGAGTTTCTGATGATGATGGACAAACGTTTAATCAAATTCCTCCTCAAAAAGATCCAAAAAAAATTAAAAGCTTGAAAGAGTATGCTTATGCTATGGAAATTGCTAAAGGCGGATCGGTAACTAAAGACGGCAAAACAGCAGCGCAATTAGCTAGAGAAAATAAATAATGAAATATTTTAAATTAGAAGAATTTGATTCGTCAGACGAACCTGGCAGTGGTGCTAAAATGCATGAAGAAATTTTGCATATGTTAGACGCTGTTAGAAAAGAATACGGCAAACCTATTAAAATAAACTCCGGTTACCGAACAGAAGCTAGAAATAAAAAAATAGGCGGTGTACCAAACTCTTCTCATTTAAAAGGGTTGGCTGTTGATATATCTTGCAAAAGCTCAAAAGATAGATTTGCTTTAATAAATTTATTATTAAAAGCAGGCTTTAACAGAATAGGTATAGCGGGATCGTTTATACACGTAGACATAGATAAAAACAAATCTCAGAATGTAATCTGGGGATATTAAATATAAATTAATGGCAAAATTAAAAAAGGGAAGACTATCTGAAATAGTTAAAGAATTACAAGGGGCTTCTAAAATGCACTTAAAGCAATCAAAAGAAATTGATAGCCATATTGAAGATATGGAATCACCTTTGGAATTAAAAGACGCATGCTATAAAAAAGTAGTTGCAAGATATGGCTCTAAGAATTCGGCGTATCGAAGCGGAGCTATGGCTAAATGCAGAAAAGTAGGTGCTGCTAACTGGGGTAATAAAAGCAAAAAGTAATGTATCAATCACCATTTAGTAAAGTTAGAAAAACCGCAAAA